CTTGCTGTATTAAGTCAACATAACCAGTTATATAAGCATCAAAACTCATATCCTGGTTATCGTGTAGCTGTAAATCTAGATCGCCATCATTACCGAAAATATTGTCCCAAATTTCATACATCTGCGGTACTGTTCCATCCCAATTATTCATAGCAATTTTAGTTTTTAGAACCAATCTGTAATATTCATCTGGCAAAACAGGATCAAACCCATTCATAGGTTGAAAAGGCAGTACTCTCTTTCTTCCTATTATTTGCCCTAAAATATCTAATTGTTTTCCTATCGCATAATCTAAATCAAAGTTTATATCTAAAGATTTAGCAACTAAATAAGCACCGTCTATAATGTCTAGATGGGTGCTTAACCAAGAAATAAATTTAGGTTTGTCTCTATGTTCTGAGGTTATATTATTTAAATATTTTTTTATTGGCATATATTATCACCTCTAAACTACATTTGCAGTTATATAATTTATATTCCCTCTGCAAACCTCTTTATAAGCTAATTTAATTTCATCTGGAACTTGAGTTTGTCCATGCTTGCCAGCTGTAATTGATGTAATAGAGAATTGAGGGTCTTTTAAATCTGGCATATTTTGCAATGCTATTCCCCACAAGCTAGATACTGCTAGTTCTGCCCCTATATCCATAGAATTTAGATATGTTTGTATACTTTGTTTTATATTAGTGGTAGTGTCTGTTGTATAACCATCTAAAGCCTTTATATTTACAGTTACATCTATATCAACATAAGTTGGCCTAAAAAATCTAATAGGTGTTATTTCTCCCTTTTGGTCTGTAACATTAACTATCACATCACCATTAGTGTAACAACCTAACCCTCTATGTTTAAAAATTGCTTGGGCTATATCTTCATTTGCTCCGCCTTCTGCTATAACTGTTATGCTGTGTGGTGGCAATCCTCTTGAATCAACTAAATTTGTATCATTTTCATATACTTTACTTCTTGTTAAATCTTTTGTTTGTGCCACTGCCCCTGCGGTTCCTTCTAACATTGTCCTGCTTGGCTGTGCTGTGCTTATAGATTGTCTTTTTCTTAATAAACTATCGGTTTCTATATCTGCGCCAAGTTCAGCACTTTCGTTGTTGTAAACTCCATTCCAACCATAGCTTGGATTATAAATAGTAATTAAATCTCCTGCATTAGCTACTATAGGTCCAGGTATTTCACATGTAGCAGTAACTGTTATTTGTCCACTATCTGGAATAGTTACTACTGGCGGTAAATCCCACTTTATGCTACCCTTATCTAAAATTATTCCATTTTTAATTTCTGTTCCTTTTTCTCCGCTAACAATAACAGGGCATTTACTATAACTTGCAGCTTTTCTTTTTATTCCATTTATTTTAATTACACCATCCAAGCCACTTCCTATGGCGGTGTTAGGTGCTCTATTGTTATATGCTAATTGTGTGGCTTGCAAAACATCATATATATATTCTGAAATGGTAGCTATGAATTGATAATCTTGGCTGTCATTTCCTAGATATATATCTTGTCCAAATATAGTCTTTGCTTGTTCTATGATATCGTCTCTTAAATTGTAATAAGTATCAATGTGCAAGCCTGTTGCGTCAATGTAAGGCGAGAAATATGCCATATATACACACTCCTTTCTATAAAGTGTTTGAAACTGCTATAGTCCCAAATTTTGTATTAACTTTGCAATCAAAAGAATATCTTCTATCTTCATAACTGCTAGTATATTCTTGTATTGATAAGACATTAGGTGTGCCTAAGATTCTTTCTTTTATAATAGAATCAACTACGCTTAAGCCTTGAGTTGTATTTTTTGTATTTAAGATTTGTTGAAATAAAGGTAATCCGTCGTCTAAGTCCTCCCACCATTCAGAGCGTAAAAGTAAAAGCCTTGTTTGTATTGCTTGTGCAACCGCATCACTGCCATAAGTTATGTCTTGCTGGCCTCGTCCAAACTTCATATCTCCATTTATATCTAACATTCTATATTTCAAACAACCACCTCCTTAATGTGGTGGACTAGTTTCGCCATGTACACCAGTATGTGTATGTTCATCCCAAGATATATTATCTAGAGCGATACCATTCTTAGCTGAAATATTAACTTTGTCAGCAACTATATTTATATTTTTATCTTTTAATTCAATATAGGCTGTCCCACTGTCATTTCTTAGTTGGCATGAATTTGTTGAATAATTAGTAATTCTGTGTGGCTGTGACCATAGTCCAACAAGTGCAATTGCATCTGATAAATCATGCCTACGCTTTTCAATTTGGTTTTGCACTCCTCCGTAAGCCCACCATGCATCCATACATGAATCTAAAAAAATAACGAGGCATTCATTACCTCGCTCGATTGGCATTGTTAAAGAATAACCGCCAGCCTTTGGAAAATATATTGGAACATCTAATAATAATGGAAGTTGAGTCCATTCTTTAGACATATCGTCTTGCCTCAAATCTTCTCTTATAGCTGGTTGAACTGTTACAGTTTGTTCGATTGGGTCAAAAGATTGTATTATTCCAGGGCACGCTACTCTTAGAACATTTTTCAAATTTTCCCCATAACTCCTATAAAATTCATCTTCTGAATTTATTATTTCACTTATATTTCTATTCATATCGCACCTCCTAGCTCGAAACCGATGGAATTGTACCACCTAATTGATCTATAGAATCAAAATTCACATACCAATCTTGACCTCTAGTGTCACCCTGATATGTTATTTTAATAACTCTATAAATACCGTCTTTGTCAAGGCCTCTGTAAGGCATTTGACTCTGATTATTTGTATTTGAAGCATTATTAGCACTCTTTGGGTCTACTCCACCATCTGCTTTTATTAATCCTTGCGGTTCTCCTATTTTATAATCTCCATAGATAGGGCCATATGATACTTGTTCGTCATCTGGTTTATCCTTTGACCTTGCAGCATATATGTCATTATTTCCACCATATATAGCAACATGTTTAGTTTTACCATCATCATCAAACCAAAAGACTAAATCTCCTGCTTGTGCTTCTCTATTATCTAGAATTGTTGCGCCACTTGACCTTATTGCTTGCCATTGTGTTTCTGTGTCTCTACCTATTGTTAATCCTGCCACTGAAAAACAATGTTGTGCAAATGAGGAACAATCATAATAAGTAAGTCCGTTTTCTACTTCTCCGGTAGCACCGTATCTATAACGTATATTAGGGTCATCACATAGCCTTTTTGCTTCTGCTATAATTGTATTCCTAACACTGTTTAAGGCTGTCCCCCCCTCTGTGGTTGTTGCTGTACTTGCGGCTGGTGCTGAATTAGAACTATTTATATCTATTTTCCTAGCCCTTACTAATCTATTGTCTATATGAACGAGGCTATTAAGTTTTATTTGTGGATTTAATAAGCATTTCCCACTTACTCCAAACTCTGTTTGTTCTGGTGTTCCTATTAACCCACTCGTTGGACTTAATTCGAATATTTCATCTTTTGGTAAATCATCCATGTGTATTAAATTTAACTTTCCATCATCCATGTAATATTGTAAATCATATGTTTTAGCAACTTGTCTTAAATAATCACTTGCTTTCCCAAACATTACCTTACCACGTGTAAGCTTTTGTGCATTCAGCCTATCCGAAATACTTCCTAAGTCTGTAGGATATTGAGCTTTATTAACTATATGGTCAACTATGCTTCTTGCTGTTTGCCCTCTTACTAGGGAGTAATTAGCTATTTCAAAATTTATAGGCCTGTCAGAATCTAAAGCTATTATAGTTAATTTAAATGTAGTTCCGTCTTCTCTTTCTCTAATAGTTTGAAGAATGTCTCCATCAAATATTAGTCCAAATTGCGAGCCTTCATATCCGGCTTCTATTGTTACTCTTTTGCCATTCATAAGAATTTCATTCTCTGTTTTAGCATTTAAATTATAAATAGATATCTCTGAAGTATTGGGTTGCATTTGTATAGTTTTTGTAATATTAAAAGTACACCTTAGTTCAGAAACATCCACACCTTTATTATCAGAATCAGTAACGGTTATTCTATATCTTCTACCGAATAATTGATCTTTTTTCTTTTCACTATTTTTCACAACTTGATAATTGGTAGCTTCTATATTTAAAACATCTGATTTACTATTAGCACTAGTTCCTCCACTGTAAGAACCAGAATCATATTGAGTAAGATTATTTTCGTTTAATATTTGCATTGTTATCTGGTGGTAATCCGATTCGGTTGCATATCCTGCATCTGCTATAGCTTTTACTTGTGCATCAGCATCTTTTAACCCTATAGCTGCTGCATATCTAGAATTATTCTTTAAGAAATATCCATGGTCTTCAACCGAATCATCCCATGACTCATATTTTGCATAATAACCTCCATCATCAGTAGCCCAAGAACCTTGGGTAACTGTTATATCTGGGTCATGGTTACCAGGATATTTAATACCAAATAGATTATTATCCGTTTTAGCTAAATAACTTCCACCCCATCCGGATTCGTTTATTGCTTGTGCGATAGTTACAGAAGGTAAAACACCATACTTTTCATAACCTTTTTGGGCGCCTCTTACTATCTTGTTAATAAAATCTTGGTTACTCATGCAGTATCACCCCACAATAAAACAAAGTCAGTTCCTAAATTATATTGTGTTGGGATATCATCAGATAAAGATTTGTCTACTTTTGCAATGTAGGCAGAACCAATTTTCAAGTAACTATATTGCCCTAGTAGGTTTAGCCCACATACAAGATTTACAGATACTATTAAACTGTCATTCTGTCCATTATATATATCTAAAACCCAATAGTTAGCTTCGGTATTAAATCTAAGGAAGAAATTAAACTTAATTTTCTTACCATCTACTGGAATTGTACTTGTAAATTTTTGATTTGGATTTGTTGTTAACGGTATTGCATACAATTTAATTCCCTCCTTATCCTACTATACTGGATAATAAACTCTCGTTAGCCTCTTGTGGTTTTTGGTCGCCCTCATTTGTGGATTCTGACTTTTGTGCCCTTGCAGATATTTTTACAGTAGTTACACTAGCTACAAACACTTCTTTAAGTGTTACAGTAACTTTTAATCCATAAGCTGTCTTATTATCATCTGGTGCAACTATGGATTCTATAAGCATGTTTTTATATTCTCCTAGCCTTGTTACTACATCTATAGGGACTCTATCTGCTTGTAGCTTTCTTAAGATTCTATATGCATTAACTGACCTGCTACTTGTTTCTTTATTATTAAAGCTTTCTATATTACTTACGTAGTTAGATAAGTCTTCCATTACATCAGACATACCAATTTCAAATGTTAATTGTTGTGCCTCCATATAGGCGTGGTCGCTTATACTTGCACCTGTTTGTATAGGATGCTGAGTAATAGCAAGATTGCTTTCGTGGTTTATGTTAAAATAAGCATCAAACATATAGTTATAACCATCTTGAGTGCTGAAGTATGTTAGAACTGTTTCAGACATCTAAAGCACCCCCTGCATGTTTCTAGTATTTAATCCAGTGTTTTTATTTGCTATCGCATTTGCTGTGGCTTGTGAATTATTTCCATAAACATTATAAGTATTATTGTTAGTAATATTGTTATCGCTGTTGCTTTTAGTTTGAGTGCTTGTATTACTTACGTTTGGTGTTGCATAAGCGGGTGCGCTTGTAAGATTTATATTACTTGCAAATTCTTGTACTTTTTCACCAGCCCATTCACCAAACTCGCCTATTTTTTTGAATGGCCATGAAATAGCATCCCAAACTTCTTGGGCTTTTTTCTTTATGTTTTCAAACACTTCCACAGCTTTATTATAGTAATAGTCCCAACCTTCTTTAATAGAGTTCATTCCTTCTTTTATGCCACTGAATAAGCCTCCAATTACTGACTTACCGCCTTTGAAATATGTTATTACATCTTGTATTAAAGCTATTAGTAAAATAATTACTCCAATTGGGCCTGCCATTATGGCTAAAGCTATAAT